GTGAAGTCGCAGCGGAAAGAAATCGTAATAATTAATTTAAAAATCCAATGAAAAATGTAACGAAACTAGCCAAGAAATCAGCAGGACTTAGCCAAAGATGCTCTATTTGCCCACTTATGAGAAGGTGTACTTTAGAAATCCATAGAGTTTGTTTTGACAGCTTTGTGGAGGGATTCAAAAAAGGAGCCAAAGCAGCAGAAAAGGAAATGAACAAGAAATTCAAAACTGAACAAAATGAAAGCAATAACCATAAAACAGCTGTGGGCGAGCTTAATATCAAGTGAGAGGATATTAAAAGTTAATTCTATCAAAATTAGTGTTTACCCTTTGATTTTTTTTATAGCAGAAAAACTTTATTGAGTTTCTGTAAATTAAAATCGTATATTTGCAGTGAATACACAACTCGAATGTAGAATTTAAGTGATATCATAACCTTAATAAAAAAGTGATGAAAGTATTTACTGTACAAACCTTGGAAAGTTTTATGTCTTTACAATATGGCCTCCCTGAAATGGATTTTTTCAGAGGCCAATCTTCTTCTGAATATAAATTGATACCTTCAATAGGTCGGAGGTTCAAGGAAGGACAGGAGGACGTGTTGAAGCAATATGAGAAAGAGGTATTTGAAGATTTTAAAAGAAAATATTCAATGTTTACGGATGCACGCCCTAAAAATGATAAGGAATTCCTGTTTCTAGCACAACACTATGGACTTCCAACGAGACTTCTTGATTGGACTTATAATCCTTTAATTGCATTATATTTTGCATGTTGCTCTAATTTTGATAAAGATGGAATTGTTTATCAAAGTTATCAATTCTCAAGAAGGGTTTTTAATGAAGATAAAGATGACATATTTTCATTTCCTGCAATAACTTTATTAGTTCCTAATATGACAGATGTTAGGTATAAAAATCAGAATGGCATATTTGTACTTTATCCAGAACCTTGGAAGGAAAAATTCGAATTCATCTATGCAAAATATATAATTCCTGTACAATATAAACAAAACATATTGAGTAAACTTGAAAAAATAGGAATCACAAGATCATTTATAATGCCTTCTTTGGATAGTTTGTGTAAGGATATTGTCGATATTCATGATTTAAGGTATCCGTACGCAATAAAATAAGACTAGGTATATTCAATATGCAATCAAGATTAAGAGTTCTTCAAGTCTTAAAATTATTCTTATATTGTTTGTTAGATAGAGACATCGATTATAACTAATCTACGTAAAATTTCTACTGACAATCCTTGTTAGTGCTTTGTGAATACCCGGAAACTGCTTTGTGGCGGTTATCGGGTATTTTATTGCCAACCAATTAATACCAAAATATCATGAGCTTAAACGAATTAAGAAATAAAGCCTACCGTAACGCAGTAACGCACGGTTTCCACGATAAAGAACTGAGTAACGAACACTGCCTTTGCCTTATCATTTCCGAGCTTATGGAAGCTGTGGAAGCGGATAGAAAGGGGAAACATGCCGACAGGGAATCTTTCAAGTCTTCTTATGAGGATGAAGAACCGCACGATGATGTCAATTTCAAGTATTGTTTTGAAAAATATATCAAAGATACGATTCCAGACGAACTAAGCGATGCAGTTATACGCCTGCTTGATTTGGCTGGATTAAGAAATATATCCATTGATGATTTTCCTGAAGAAGCGATATATGGTGCATCCGAAAGTTGCGTAGGTGAAACATTTACTGAAAGCATATACGCCATATCCACATTGCCAATTCGTTATTTTTATGAATATAATTATTCTTTTGAAAGTCAGATAGGTCATATGTTATTATCAATCTTCGGGCTTGCCAAGCATATGAACATAGACCTTATATGGCATGTGGAGCAGAAGATGAGATACAATGAACTAAGACCTAAGTTGAACGGAAAAAGATATTGATTATGAAAACAATTATATTTACAATCATATGTATTATCGCCCTATTATGGGTTGGAGATTTCACAATTACATTTAAGCCGTTTTCTATATCACTTCCCGGTTGGTATAAGCCTGTAGGTATCATCCTGTTTGTGTTGGCAATGGCGGTATATAACATTGGAGAATACGCTAAAGGGTATAAGCATGGTTTCGATGATGGGATAAAGAATGTGTTGAAATACTTAAAAAGAAATGCGCTTAATGGGAAATATAGCTCTATGAAAGCTCCCAATCAGACTTTATGCCAAATTTGCGTGGCTCCAGCATTCTTGGCTTATTGAAAATCGTATTTGAGCCCCCTAAATCTTTACTTTAGCGGTAGTTCACAATTTTGTGATGAGAAAAATAGAATAGTTAGTGGTGATTCTTTGGAGTTGTCGCTAATTTTTTTTTAAGAAAATTATTCGCAAAAATGCGAATGAATAAAATTAAAATGCTATCTTTGCATTAAAGAAACAAATGAGATGGTAGTAACGTTTGATAAAGAGTATCTGAAAGAATTGTATGAGTTTGGAAAGGCGAATGATAAAAAGCATCGTTTTCAACCTGATATCGTACGTAGATATAAACGTTGTATAGATATAATAATCAGTGTCCCTGATGTAACTTCACTTTGTAAATACAATGGGCTGAGTTTTGAAAAATTATCAGGGGACAAAAAGGACTTTTGCTCTGTTAGAGTAAACAATCAATATCGTATTGAATTTACAACCACAGAGGTGCAAGGTGAAGTAGTGACTACCATCTGTAATATAATTGAATTGTCTAACCATTATAAATAGAAAGTTATGATTAAAATAGATGGCGTAGACCCTAAAATGATAGCTAATAACTTAATTCCTTTTGAACCGACACACCCGGGAGAAGTATTAAAAGATGAAATTGAATTTAGGGGTATTTCTCAAAAGAAACTTGCTAAAGAGATGGGTGTGTCTTATACTGTATTAAATGAAATTCTGAATGCAAAGCGTTCACTAAATACAAAATATGCTATGCTCCTAGAAGCCGCGTTAGATTTAGATGCGGAACCTTTGCTCAAAATGCAAACATCTTATAATTTGCAAATGGCAAAAAAAGACAACAGGTTTATGGAGAGAATTAATAAGGTGCGTAAGATTGCAGCGTTATTATGATTGATGTTAGAGAATTAAGGATTGGTAATTATGTACACCTTTTTAAGAGTTTTATTATAATTTAGGCGTGATTCCATTTGGTTTCACGCCTTTTTGTACCATTCTCTAAAGTTTTTTCAAATACTTTACAGTAACTTTCTAAAGTTTACTTATATTTCTTCATCTCCGGCAAATGTTTCCTTATGTCACTAATACGTGTTGCGTCACTCGGATGCGTACTCATGATCTCTGGCACTGAACCCGATCCGCCCGCCGACATCTTCTGCCAGAATGTGACGGCCACATTCGGATTATAACCAGCCATCGTCATAAGAATAAGCCCCATATAGTCAGCCTCGGTTTCATGTTTGCGTGAGAATGGAAGCATCACACCGTATTGTGCCCCAAGACCATAGACTATATTCCCGGCTTTCTGTATGGCGGCGGATTTTCCACTGAGAGCCTCCCCCAAAATTTTCGCTCCGTATTGTGCAACCAGCTGCTGACTCATACGCTCATTGCTATGCTTGGCCACAGCGTGCGCCACTTCATGTCCGATAACTACAGCCAGTTCGTCATCAGAGGAAACCAGATTCATCAGTCCCTCATACACAACGATTTTGCCTCCCGGCATACAGAAAGCGTTCACCTGATTATCCTTAACCAGATTGAATTCCCATGAGAAGTTCCTCACCTCACCGGACATTCCATTATTTTCCAAGTATTGTTCCGTGGCAGCGGCTATTTTCTTTCCGACACGTGTCACCATCGCTTTCTTTGTCGCGTTACTTGATATCGGTGCCGACTTGATATATTCCGAATACTGGGTCAGACTTGATGAAAGCACTTCGGAGTCGGATACAAGCAGCATCTGTTTCCTGCCTGTCAAAGGAACACTTCCACAACCGTATAACAGAAGCACGGTTGCAAATAAAGTCACAATTTTTTTCATGCACCTATAATTTTAAAAGTATGAACAAAGTTAACGATTATTTTCTAATTGTGATAAGTCGATATATGAAAAAGCATTGCACATATCATTGGACGGTATTCATACAAAGCGCGACTGAAATGAACATGTCAATATCCAACTTTAAGTTAAATCAAGTTTAACTTGCTGTTAATCAGATGATTATATTTGCACACATCACTAATAATCAGTATCTTAGCTATATAAAAGAAACCAATATTACTAACAATTAAAACATAGAAGATATGAAAGTAACAGATATTAAAATGTACATCAGTACATTGTCTATTATCAAAAAAGGTCAAGAAATTGAATGTGGTGACTTTTTAGGTGGTAGAAAGTAAATGCCAGTCAAGAAGATGCCTTGAATAGCATGAAAAATGCTGTATATATGTATTTGTTTGCATCTATCATGAAGAAGGATAAAGGTTACAAAACAATGGCATTCACAATAACCGCTTGCAATTCTGCTATTTATGATAACAGCATGAAGACAGAGGTTGTATGTAAGGTTGGTTATAAAGAAATGATACAGCTTATCAAAGATGGGTATAGAAGTCCACTATTTGATACTCGCAAGCTGAAATCATTGGTAGATATGAGACTTAAAGAGCTAAAGATAGCATAATAACCAGCAGGGCGAAAGCCCTGCGCAACAAAAAAGAATATGACCAAGAAAGAATTAATTGCAGCACTTGCAAATGTAAATGATGACGCGGTGGTATTGTTTGGCACGAAAGAAATTCAGTTTTTCGGTGCATTTGCTACACAGGTATATATTAACTGGGATAGTAATGAGGTTCTTATAGCCAATAAGCACACAGATGCCACAACACCAGTTTACTGCGAGTTATTACATGAGGATAAAACGCATTAACATAAATCGGCATGGCGAAAGCCCTGCGCAATATAGAAGGATATGAAAGAAAATATATTTTTAAAAGCAGTTATAGAAAAACCGTTATTGAATAATGAACCAGAAGTTTTACACCTTTTCGTTCAAATTATCAATGAAATAACTTCTTGTATGTCAGAAAACGAGTTAAGAGGCTGTATGAACTCTTTAATAGTAAGATACCCTTATTTTAAACTGTTTTTCGATTATGGTTTCGGACATAATCACATGTGGGTGAAAGAATCAGGTTCTTTGGAAAGATTGATATTGGTTGAGTTCTAATCCGGTAGCCTTTGGGCTACCACAATACACACGATTATGGAAGCGGATTTAGTTTTAGTTATCAGCCCTGAAGCCCCACTGATGAAGCAATTGGGCAAAGTATTGGGTAAGATGGTAACCCCTTATGACTTCTCTACTATAGAGAGGGGTGAAAAGTACATCACCATACAGCATGATGAAACAGGGCTTGTAGTGGCTTATACGAGTGAAGAAAGATTGAACGTAAAAATGAATTAAGAATGAAGAATGTATTAGAATCTTTGAAAGAAAGTGTCAAGAGTGGCAAAATCACAATCAGAGAGGCAGCTATAAAGCTGCATAAAGCAGGGTGGACGAGTTTTGTAGACGTGGATAAAACGAAACAATTACTTGAATTATGAACTCAATAAATGTAAACGGTTGCAGCGTATGCCAGCCCGGCAAAGAGAATTACACTACCTACAACACTAGGTTGAGAGGTAAAAGAGTGAGAATGTACCAGTACGATTACCGTACTGAAAGTGGTGAACTCTTTGCTTGTTGCGCACCTACCTTAGAGGCGTGTAGAGAAAGACGGGATAAATGGCTTAGTTCACGACAATAAGCCAATTGTCGTGTATAACGATTGAAGATATTTCGTTATCTTTGGTTGTGGTAGTACCTTTGGGGTACTATCTTTTATGTATAAATTTTATAACGATATAGTGATATGAAGATTAATTATAATGGTCAAGAGATAGAAGCGTATTCGCTCATAATGACAAAAGAAAACGCTTTAGATATTTTGAATGGTAAAAAGAGCATAGAAACACGTATGCTTAGCGCCAAATATGAGAAGATGTTCACGGACTTTGCGCAAGTTGACGAAAACGAGAAATTTAGAAAAGCTGGACGCGAGCAAGAATGTCAACCTATTTTAAGGACTGATATAGAAGCTATTCATTTTTATAGTACTGGTGCACCATGGACACTTGATGTCGCCATTGATGAAATTGGTATAGGCGAAATAACAGAAGAAGGAATAAAGTTCATGCACGATGAATTTGATTTTCATGATTTCGATGAACAGCTAGAAGATTTCAAGAAAAATCCGCCCGAAGAAGTGCCATTGTTCTATTATTTACATATCTGTGAGATTATTCATCATGATGGATTGAAATAATATAAGCCACTTCGGTGGCTTTACTTATTGGTAAAAAGATTGTTTAATTTAAAATTTAAGATTATGGGAGAAACTTACGCAACTGATGCGAGCGGTAATAAATATCGCACTCGAAAAGACTATGAAGCTGGTCGTTTTCAATCTATGGGTAGAAATGCAGCCCAAAGAGCGAGAATTAATCGTAAGGTAGGTGGTAGGATTGCTTGATGATGAAAAAGGCAATAGATATAATAAAAACTATCGCCGAAAGGACTGACAGGGTTATATTGTTTCACTCGGCATCGGGTAAAGACAGTATAGCCCTTTTAGACCTTATTTCACCATACTTTAAAGAAATTGTATGCGTTTATATGTACGTTGTTAAAGACTTATCTCATATTAACCGTTATATAAACTATGCTTGTAATAAATATCCAAATGTTAAGTATGTGCAGATTCCTCATTTTGCAGTTTATTCCTATAGACGCATTGGGTATATGGGATGCGAGAAAAATGAGAAACAGAAACTTTACAGCATGGCTCAGCTTACAGATATAGTAAGGGAGAAATACAATATTGAGTGGGCTTTCTTCGGCTTTAAGCAATCCGATTCAATGAACAGGCGTTTGATGCTACGTACATACGACATGAACGGAATTAATGAAGCGCAAAAGAAGTGTTATCCATTGTCTGAATACAAAAATAAAGACGTCATGGATTATATTAGCAGGGCTGGTTTAATCAAACCGGAATCATACGATTCCAAGCATCAATCATCCGGAACGGACATAACGGATATTAACTACCTTCTTTTTCTTCGTAATAGATTTCCGGGTGATTTGCAGAAAGTTATAAATGAATACCCTTTGGTGGAACGAAAACTATTTGAATACGATTATGAAAGAACTAAAGCAAAGTGAGACAAGAATTATAAAGCGCTCCAAAATAAATCTGAATCCGATTAATCCTAAAAGGCATTCTGATGAGAGGGTAAAACTGCAAAAGAAGAACTTGCAAAAAGTGGGTTTCCTCGGCGGTATCGTATGGAATGAGAAATCGGGAAATCTTATAGACGGGCATCGCAGGATAAAAGCAATGGATTTGCATTATAAATACGATGGTACTTCCAGCACGGATTACAATGTTAAGGTTGAGGTCGTAAATCTGGATGATAAGGCTGAGAAGGAACAGCTTACATACATGGCCGTGGGAAATACTAAACCAGATATTGATTTGATAGCTGATTACATTAATGATATTGATTACTCCGATGTCGGTTTGAGTGAAGCTGAACTTAATGATATTCTATCCATAAGTGGTATTGATGATATTAGATTGTCTGATTCTTTAGATAATTTGCTATCTTCCCCGGTGAAAGAATCAAAGCGTCTTGATAGAACAGATGAAGAAAAGAAAGCTCACATGAAAGAGGTTAAGCAACAGGTTAAGGCAGTGGCTAAGGAACGCCAACTCAATGAAGAAGCTTACATAATGCTTTCGTTCTCCTCCTACGAAGCTAAGGCTGATTTTTGTGACCTGCTTGGTATAAGTACAGATGATAAGTTCGCTAAAGGGGAAGGTGTTTTAAAACTGATTGAATAAGTATGGCAAAGCCGAAGTTTGATTTTGATGATGAACAGAACCTAATCCGTATTGAGGGTTGGGCACGTGATGGTTTGGACGATAAGCAAATCGCAGCAAACATCGGCTACAGTGAAGCGCATTTCTCTGTGTTGAAAGGTAAATTGCCTAAATTATCTAAAGCATTAAAAAATGGGCGTGCGCCCATTGATTTTGCCATTGAAAGCAAGATTTATCGTAAGGCTATGGGGATGAAGGTAAAAGTTCAACAGGCTATTAAGGTGAAAGATGTGTTTTTCGATGAAGAAGGTCGCAGATGCGAGAAAGAACGGGTAGAGATTGTGGAATTAGACCAAGAAGTACCACCTGATACAACAGCTGGTATTTTCTGGCTCAAAAACCGTAAGCCCGAACAATGGAATAGACCGGCTCCAAGAGCTGAAGATGATGCAGATATTCCTGCTGACATCGACCACGGCATCACTATTGATTCATGGATTAAAGACAAGCTGAAATGATAGTACCCCAGCCCATATATCACCCTCTCTACACCGATACGGAGAAATTCATTATCCTTATCACCGGTGGGCGTGGTAGCGGAAAGTCTTTCAATGCTTCTACCTTTATTGAGCGGTTGACTTTTGAAATGACTCCCGTAGAGAAAATAGTTCATCAGATTCTTTACACCCGTTACACGATGGTTTCTGCCGGTATGTCTATCATCCCCGAAATGATGGAGAAGATAGATTTGGACGGTACCACGAAATATTTCAAGACCACAAAGACGGACATAGTCAATAAGATGACTAAGAGCCGTATCATGTTCCGGGGTATCAAGACTTCTTCCGGGAACCAGACTGCAAAACTGAAATCCATTCAAGGCATTACGACTTTCGTCTGCGATGAAGCGGAAGAGTGGACAAGCGAAGATGAGTTCGACAAGATAATGCTCTCCATTCGCAAGAAGGGTATTCAGAACCGGATTATCATTATAATGAACCCATGCGATTCCAATCACTTCATCTACAAGAAATACATTGAGAAAACTCACAAGCTGGTAGAGATTGACGGTGTGCAGGTTCAGATTTCCACTCATCCGAATGTGCTCCATATCCATACTACGTATTTTGATAACTTGGATAACCTTTCTCCTGAGTTCCTGAAAGAGGTGGAAGATATGAAGGTGAGTAATCCTGAAAAGTATGCTCATGTGGTTATCGGCCGGTGGGCTGACGTTGCAGAAGGTGCTGTGTTCAAGAAGGGGGGAATTGTTGACGAGTTCCCGGCTTGGGCAAAGAAAATTGCTTTCGGGCAAGACTTCGGTTATACGCATGACCCGTCTGCTTCCATTCGTTGTGGTATCGTTGATAACGCCCTTTACTTGGATGAAGTGGATTACCGTACTGGATTGCTTTCTTCTGACATCATCAAGACTCTTCGCCCGTGGGGATTGAAAGTCATAGCTGACAGTGCTGACCCTCGATTGATTCAAGAGATACACAACGGAGGAATCAAGATATATGCCGTAGAGAAAGGTGCAGGCTCTATCAATGCCGGAATTGACAAAATGAAAGATATGGAGATTTATATAACCAAACGCTCGTACAACTTGCAAAGCGAGTTCAGAAAGTATGTTTGGGCAAAGGATAAGGACGGGAACTATATCAACGAACCGGAAGACCATGACAATCACGGAATAGATGCTGTACGTTACTATATATTGGGTGAGCTTCTTGGTAAGATTCAGAAACCGAAAGATTTAACAGGAATATTCACACACTAAAAATATAAGCTATGCCATTGAATTTAGAAGAAATATTAGCATTGCCTGACATCGGGCAGAAGATAAACTATCTGAAGAAAGGTAGGAAGACTGAACTTCCCGACCGTTGCAAACTTTGGGATGATTGGAATCCGGAACGCCACGAAATCATTGTGGATAAAGAAAAGTATCCGGACAGAAAAGTACTTGATAAGGAATCCGAAAAAGTTTTCGATGAAAAAACTGGTAAGACTTATGAAATCGAAGCAAAGTATAAGACTGAACCGGTGAACCGTATTTCTATTCCATTGGAACAAGATATAGTGAACATTCAAACTGCTTTCACGGTCGGCACAGAACCGTCTATGGATTGCACTCCGACTGATGATGATGAAAAGAAGCTGCTGGATGCGGTAAAGGCTGTATTTAAATCCAACAAAATCAAATACCAAAACAAGAAGATTGTCCGTGCCTGGCTCTCCGAACAAGAAGCGGCAGAATATTGGTATGTTACCGATGATGATTCGTTTTGGGCAAAGTTTTGGAAGAAAGTTAAGACTACGTTCGGTGGCAAGGTCAAGCCCACCAAGAAACTGAAAAGCGTGTTATGGTCTCCATTCAGAGGTGATAAGCTATACCCGTTCTTTAACGACGAAGGTAAAATGATTGCTTTCTCACGTGAGTATAAAAAGAAGCTCATGGATGATTCGGAGGTCATCTGCTTTATGACTATCACGGACAAAATGGTTTATCAATGGGATTTGTCTAAAGGGTATGAAGAAAGAACGCCTTTTGCTCATGGATTCCCAAAACTACCGGTTCTCTATGCTTATCGTCCTGAACCTTACTGCAAGAAGATAAAGACTTTTCGGGTCCGATTAGAGAAATTGCTATCTAATTATGCTGATTGTATAGACTATCATTTCTTCCCACTGCTGAAGCTAATTGGAGATGTAGAGGGTTTCATGGGTAAGGTTAAGGACAGAATGGTCAAACTTACGGGTGAAGGTGCGGATGCTCAGTATCTGACGTGGAACCAAGTTCCGGATACGGTACGTTTTGAAGCAGAAACACTCACTAATATGGCTTATGATATGTCAAACACTCCAAGAATATCGTTTGAGACATTGAAAGGCATAGGCAAGGCTTCCGGCACTGCTTTCCGCTTCATGTTTATGGGTGCACATATGGCGGTAGAAAATCACGGTGAGGTTATCGGTGAGTTCTTGCAGCGAAGAGTAAATTTCATTGTTTCCGCTTTAGGCTCTATCAATCCAACCGAGTTTAGCAAGGCATCGCAGACCATTGACATAGAAACAGAACTGGTTCCATATATGATTGATAATTTGAATGATAAGGTGACTACTGCCGTTTCCGCTGTCAGTGGTGGCATCTGGTCAACGCGTGAGGGAATCATGTTTGCCGGAAATGCTGACCGCATCGAAAGCGAATTGAAAGAAATTAAAGAGGAACAAGCAGCAAAGAATGAGCAAATCGGAGATAAGGGAAAGAAAAACGCCTCTTAGTTAGAAAAATTACGGGACTTATAGTTTTAGTATAAGAAAAATAGTTAGCGGTGGCTTCAAAGAGTTGCCGCTATTTTTTTTGCTCTTTTAAATTATAAATATTAGAATATAATTTTGAATTATAGAATTATATATGTATTTTTGTCACACGATAATTGAGTAACCAATGAGAATATTTACCGAACAAGCATTAAAAGAATATGCAGAGAACCATCCCGATTCAAAGGTCGCTTTGCAAGAATGGACTACCATTGTGAAAAGAAGCAAGTGGACCTGTTTTGCCGATATTAAGAAAACGTTTAATAGCGTTGATAGTGTAGGTAATCAACACTATGTTTTCAATATCAAAGGCAATAACTATCGTTTGGTAGTAGTGATTAAATTCACTATTCAGTTTGTGTATATTCGCTTTATTGGTACTCATAAAGAATATGATAAAATAGATTGCGCTAATATTTAGGATTATGACAAAGATAGAAAATCAAGCCCAATATGAATGGGCGGTGAAAAGAGTAGAGGAACTTCTTCCATTAGTGAAAGATGATACTCCTTTGAATGACCCAAATAGCATAGAATTGGAGCTTCTTTCTAATTTGGTTGCTGATTATTCCGAAGAACATTTTGCATTGGGAGAACCAACACTTGTGGATGTTCTTAAACTTCGTATGTACGAAATGGGGCTTAATCAAAAATCACTTGCAAAGTTGGTTGGTGTCAGCCCATCACGGCTAAGTGATTATATATCCGGTAAATGTGAACCTACTTTAAAAGTTGCTCGTGAGATAAGCCGGAAGCTAAATATTGATGCTAATATAGTGTTAGGTGTATAAGTATAAGTTTTTGATGTGATATATTTTAGGCGTGATTCATTCGGTTTCACGCCTAAAATAACTTACCTCCAAACAAGCTTCTTAAGCTAAAATCTATATCCGTAATTCTTTTTATTTCAATTAAATCTCTATATACAAATCCGCCAACATTTATTTTTTCACATTGCATTTTTAAATAAATTTCACGAGATAGTTCAGCTCTTGGGGTAACTTCTAAAAAGAACCATTGTCCATACAATATTAATGTATAAAATCCATAAGTTTCTATATCATTAAATTGTGAATCGGAAAAGGAAAACTTAGGAGATGAAAATTTTTCTTCTATTAAGTAAACTCCATTATTGACTAAATAATACAAAGGAATATCTCCAATATTATAACGTGCAAATCTCCTAATTTGATTAAATCGATTGTCTAATCCATTACCTGTTATTTTATGATATTCTTGAAGGAACATTTCATATATTCCTCTCTTGAATTGTCTTGCAAATGTTGTTAGAAATCTATCATTAAACTTAAAATGTGATTTGAGAACTATTTTTCTTTTTGACTTCCAATATTCGAAATATATTGACTTTAATCTTTCTGAATTATCTTTTCTGTTAAGCAAGGCTTTTGGTAGTCCAAATATTTCTTTAACACAAACTTCTATACAAAGTTTAGGAAACACAAAGTCGTCAGGTTGACCGAAATAGTGATTGCATTCATCGCAAATATCAACACCAATATTTATGCTACCTAAACTTTTTGGCATAGTATGTGGCTTCTCTTTAAATGTCGTTTGAGTTACATCTTTACCACAAAAAATACAAGTTCCTTTATTTATATAGTCCATACTGTTACTTTATTTTACAGCAAAAATAGAATTTTAAATTGATTTCTTCACAACCTTTTCTTAGTGAATGCTATACAACCTAATTATTTCCCCTTTAATTGTTTCCTCCTTACTTTTATACCGTATTCACGACAATCAACTCATTGTCGTGAATCGGAAGCTTAAATATTTACTAATCATCTGTATTGGCGGTATTTTTTCTTCTGCAAATTGAATCTCAAATTTTAATTCATACAGTATGACAATTTTAGAACAAATCTTAGCGGGCCTCCAAACCAAGTTTACTGGGGTGGACACTGCTATTCTTACCCGTATTGCCACCAAAAAGGCAGAGGGTATAACGGACGAGACAAAGGTAAACTCTATTGTTGAGGGTATCAGTTTTTCGGACGTGCTTAATTCCTATGGTGATTTCCGTGCCGGGGATGCTTCCAAGACCGCAGTTTCCAACTACGAGAAGAAGCATAACCTTAAAGACGGTAAGCCAATCGAGACTACCACAACCACCAAAACGGAAGAGAATAAAGACGATGTGCCTGCATGGGCGCAAGCTTTAATTGACTCCAACAAGAACCTTTCTGATAAGCTAACACAGTTAGAAACGGAAAAGGCTCAAGCAACACGTAGCCAGCAGATTTTGGCAAAGGCAAAGGAGTATGGTATTCCCGAAAACTACGCCAAACGATGCGCCATTAAGGACGATGAGGACTTGGACGCATACTTCAAGGACTTGAAGCAGGAGTTTGCGAATGACGGCTTTAAGGGTGTAGTTCCTCCAGATACAGCAAAAAAAGAACTGGAGAATGAGACTCAGGCGTTTGCGAAAATGATTGCAGACGACACTAAAGAAATTGTAGAACAACAAAAACAGTGATTTTATGGCAGCAGGATTTAAGTATAATCTTGAACCGGAAGTTGAGCAGGAAGAACGCTACGACGTAGAAACCGGACGCAGACGCAGAGGTCCGTACAAGTTGGACACAACCAACCTCGTTGTCGGCTCGTACTTGCCCTCATTCACACCGATTGCAGCTGACTTGGTGAAGAAAACATCCCAAGTGGCTATCCGTGTGGAAGTATATGAGAAGTTTACAACAGGCTCCAATACCACATTGAAAATCAAGAAACGTTCTTTGGCTTACAAAGGTATGCACTTGGGTAACGGTGCGCATGGAGCGACAATCAACGCTATTGACAAGGCTGACAAAGCTTTTGATAAGCTGACGTTAGCGGCAGACTTTGGAGAAAATCTAGAAGCTGGAACAGTTCTTTACGAAGCGACAGCCGCAGACGGTACAACGCCCAAAGTTATCGCAAATTCAGCTCTGTATGAAAGGAAGCAGGTAGAGGATGGCATAGTATTGGTTTCCCTTTTGATGCGTGCGTTTGAAATCGAACCGACCAAGCTGGTAATGCCTTTCGCAGATATTGACAAGGCGAATATGCCGCACTTCCAGTTTAACGCTTTGGATGTCAAACAAGAAAAAGAAGCCGTATCTATTCCTAAGGCTTCTTCTAGTCAGGACGGTTTGATGAGTAAGGAAGATAAAGCCAAATTGGATGGGGTTGCAGCACAAGCTAACAAGTATACTTTAACAGCAGCTACGACTTCTGCTCTTGGAGGTGTAAAGCAGGCAGCCAAAGTGAATGATGCATCTGGTACGGTGTCGGTAGAAAACTTTAACGGATTATTGACAGCGTTGAAAAACGCAGGTATAATGGCAAAATAAAGAAAGGAGGACTAATATATGATGCTAACTATTCATACATTGTTTAATGACCCGAACATTGTAAATGCAGTGATTCAGCGTGTCCTCAAGACAAGAAAGGACACAATTTATTGGCAGCAGTATTTGGGCTTCCGTAGGACTACTACTCGTGTATTTAAAGACTACATCGGTCAGGTTACTGGCGTGATGGCTGGTTCCATCAACTCCCGTTATGGCGAAAAGCCTATCCGTGAACGCAGGAATATCGGTTCCGGATATGGTGAGATTGCCTATTTGGGTGACCGCTATCAAATCTCAATCGACCGTTTGTCTGACTTGCAGGACTTGATAGATAAGTATAATGCCGCCAAACCGGAAGACCAGAAAGCAGCCATGCGTGACATCGTGGACTTCATCTATGACGATTACCGTCAGGTATTGCTGGCACCGCACAAGCGTATGGACATTATCGTAGGCTCTCTGTTGATGACTGGAGCAGCAAGCGTGAAGAACAAGGACGACAATGCCGGAGGAATTGACTTATTGAACATCGACTTGCCGTTTAAGTTTATCAAGCCGGACACAGAGGATAAAGACTATTTCGTCACTTACTTGCAGCAGAAACTGAATGAGCTGAAATCTATTTACGGCACATTCCCCAAGATGATTATGAGCCGTGGCACATTCATCAAGAATATTATCGGTTCAAGTGAATTTGGAGATAAGTTCAAAATGCAGCTTACAGGCAATGAAATGTATATGTCTACCGGGCTTATCACCTCGCAACTGGCTTCTACCATTTTTACAGGTATCGGACTTCCGGCTATTGAAATCAAGGAAGATTATGTGGTAGACCAAACAGGTAAGAATATCCCCATTTATGCAGATGGTCGTATTTCCCTGCTTCCGCAGGATAAAATCGGTTATATGCGCTTCCACACTCCTTATGAAGCTGTGGATGGTGTACCGGGACGTAATTACACTCAGGCAGATGGCGATATGCTGATTTCAGGTTACAAGGACGGCAATGGTCGCTATCTGGAATACACAGCCGAATGGATTCCGCAGATTGCGAACCCGAACCTGATTGTGAACTTCGATTTGAGTGAGATGAACGCATGACAGTAAACGATTATATATTACAGAAGTTTCAGACCTTCAGCGTTAACTTGTCGGAGGCTGACCTTTTCGATATATGTCTGAACGCAAAGATAAGCGGAGGGGGTGAGATGAACGAGGATTGCCAAACACGGGTGTCGGTGGCAATTGCGAAGTTCATCCCCTCTCTATTGCTTCGTGCCACTTCCATCAGCGAAAGCGGTTTTTCTATGTCTTGGAACATTCAAGGCATTAAGGATTACTATTCATTTCTGTGTAAACAGTACGGTTTGAAAGACGAACTGGGTAACAAACCTAAAGTGACTTTCTTATGATATTCGCCCCACACATATTGCAGGTAAAAGTTATCACCCCGATGGACAAGGATGAGTTTGGCAGACCTATTCCCGGAACAGGTGGTGAATACTGGCAGAAGGTATGCAAGTGCCGTTGTGATGATAACACTACCAAAGAGTTTTCATCTGATAACGGCTCTGTGTATCGTCCGAATTATCATGTAGTATGTGAGAAAAGAATTACTGTCAAGGCTGGTGATGAAGTACGTTGCATGGATGGTGATAGCGTAAGAGGCCAAGGCGAAGTTTATACAGTGAAGAGTACAAACTACTTTAACTACTCGGAATTATGGATGTAGATTTCGATTTCTCAGATGTCGACTCCTTTTTCGATGAAGGAGAATGGGAGGTCGAAAAGAAGATGATTGATGTAGGCGATGAAGCCGTGAAGTACGCAGAGGAACATGGGGATTATCAAGACCATACACTCACTTTGAGAACGTCCAATGATTACGATGTCAATAAAGACGGTTTGACATTGAAAAACGAAGCGGAATACGCATCATTCGTAGAATCTAAAGGGTATGATGTTTTGAGTAGTGCTGCTTTATTTGCGGAGAAACGATTAAAAGAAGAATTTGAAAAATGAAAAAGTACATTGGAACAAAACAGATTGAAGCAGAACCTATGACATTGGGTGAAGCTTGCAGTAAAGGCTTGGTAAAAAGTGAAATAGAAGAGAATGAGTCTTATAAACTAGGATATCACACTCGTACTGAATATGGCTATGAAAGTTGGTCACCCAAAAAACTGTTTGAAGAATCATATCGAGAAGTCAAGAAAGAAACTCCTATCTGTTTCGGTGATGCTATCGAAGTGTTAAAACAAGGTGGGACTGTTCGTAGAAGTGGTTGGAACGGTAAAGGTTTGATGGTATTCAAACAAGTGCCAGCTCATATCGAAAGCGACATCATCCCTAAGATGCAATCGCTTCCCCAATCGGCAAAAGACCTTATTCTGAAAGGTAAGGGATTTATTGACTATACAAGCCAGTGTCTTATCTACAACGAGAATACCGGACGCGCTGATTCATGGGTTCCGTCTATCAGTGATGTATTTGCAGAAGATTGGGAGATTGTGGAATGATAGTAACTACCGACATAGGAAACATCCTCTACCGGGACTGCAAGGCTTTCGGAATAGATCTAGTGCCTGATGGTGAAACGCTGACGGGTGAATTGAAGTCCGAAAGGATTGTCATCCACACGAAGAAACAACAGCCGGGAAAGTATTGGAAGAAATCTTTCGCAGAAGTGAATCTATGTGTACCCAATTTAAGCGAGAATGAAGCGAACACAATCCGGCTTAACGAACTCGAAAGAAAGGCTGGCAAGCTGCTTGATGATGTAGTAAGCACCTATGACGGTACAACCTATCGTTATTCTATCGAATCAATTGGCACGGAAGCGGATACAGCTTTGAAATGCCATTACGTGAATGTGAGAATTTTATTTGAAGTAATAAATGTAAAACTATAAGATTATGATTTCAGCAGTAGGAATAAAAAGAATCTTGTTTGCCGATATTGATAAGGTAACGGCAGACATTACCCCCGAAATCGCAAAGACTTTGATTCAAGCCGCTATCAAAGCAAAAGATGAGGTTTTGAATGTACACGGGGAAACGTGGCAGATTGAGGAAACGGAAGCCTCCGTCACTGGGTACAAGAACCAATTAACGGGAAAGAATTACCGTTACGATGATGTGCCGGGAGAAGTATCACCCACTTTCTCTATCGGACAATATGACTGGAAGACAAAGAAAGCGTTCATGGGGGGCGATGTTATTCAGGCAACATCTAAAGATGTGGGTTGGAAGCGTGCTTTAGACAAAGTTATTATCAACAAAGCATTGTTCTGTCTGACCGATGATGATGTCTGGTTCATCTTCCCAAAATGCCGTATTGTTTCCCGTGAAGCCAATACGGATAAGGCAATTGCAATCGCTGTAAAAGGCTTGGTGCAGGAACCGGGAATTGAAGGCGTTTCTTCTGAGTATAACTACGAAGAGGGGCAGATTAAAGCTTTGCAGGCATGAACTACAGTAACCATTGTACCTACTCCTTCCGATGCGACCGTAAAGCTGGACGGTGTAACGGTCAAGTCAAAGCAGGTGAATGCTGGGGCTACCGTTCACTATGAAGTGTCGAAAGTGGGGTACGTCACTCAGTCAGGAGATATTAAAACCACTCCTTCTGAAGTTGATACCACTCTTAAAAAAGAGATAACATTGGTAAAAGTACAAGAGTGATAACCGGGGGATGGATATATACCATTCCCCCTTTTAGTTTAAGAATATGAATCAAGCAGCAAAAACGGTTTCTGATGCTTTGTTAGGGCTGGATTTCATGAATGTGGAGATAGGAGGGATGGTTTATACCATTAAACCTCCTACAATTAAAATTATCTGTCGTGCCATTCATCATTTTTCCAATATCGGCATGACTGGAGATAATGTCATGGAAGCTATTAAAGAGCTTCCTGAAGCTACTGAAGATATGCTGAAAGGTATTTCATGCTTCATCTGCGGGAATGATAGTTTGGTCAAAGAATTGGAGAACGGCACTTTTGAAGAAGTCAAAGATGCCTTGGAAGTCTGTTTCTCTATGATGGATATTTCGGCTTTTCAGTGTGTCAGCTCGATGAGGAACGTGTCGATGCTGGCAGCAAGACCGAAACAGTAGGAAACACAACGTTCTTCGGGCAGATAGCCCATTTGATTGACACGCTGCATCTGAGTTATACAGAAGTGTTTGAGATTATCCCTTATCGGAATCTGCTGATGATGCAACGGGATAAATTACGCGCAGTATATGGTGGTCAGAAGGTGAATAGAATCAGTGGTAAGGAATTGGCTAATCGTAGGAAAAAGAAATAGATATGTCAAAATTATATTTTAAGATAGGTAGTGACTGGGAAGAAGTTGTAAGACTTCGTAATGAAATTGCAAAATTAAAGCAGGAGTTAATGAGCATGGATGGCACGCAGACTCCTGCTGCTTTCAAGGCTTTGAATGCCCAACTTGCTGCATCCAACCAAAGATTGGATGAGTTGGTGACTAATGCAGCCAAAGCTGGAGCGGAGATGGAAACGGGATTCAAAAGGAAAATCTTCGATGCTTCTCAGGTCGTGAATGGATTGTCGGAAAAAATAACATTTCAACGTGGAACTATCCAACAATTGAAAAATGAATTGTCCGGTCTTAAAGACAAGTATCGTGAAGCATTAAAACAGGATGGTGATACTTCTTCCTTAGAAGCTAAAATAAGGTCTACAAATGAAAAATTGAAAGAGCAAAAAAGTTCTTTATTTAACCTTACCCAGGAACAGGCTAACGCCCGCTTGTCAGTAAAGAAGCTCCGCGATGAATATGCTTTGTATTGGCAAGATGGTGAAAAAAATGTAGATGTAACTAAGCAGGTGGAACAAGCCATGTCTAATATGGGTAAGAAACTGCTGGGAGGTTATTCAATCAAAGAATTCTTGTCAAGTATGATTCGTGTTCGTGGCGAATTTCAATCCATGCAGACCGCTATTGAGACTATGGTTGGAAAGGATATGGCAGGGCAACTGATTCCGCAAATCAAGGAGCTGGCTAAGATTTCTCCACTTACTATGTCAGATATGGTTGGAGCAGAAAAGATGATGCTTGGATTTAACATACAAGCAGAAGACACTATCAAATACTTGAAAGCCATTAGTGATATTTCTATGGGGGAATCCAGTAAGTTCAATTCGCTAACTTTGGCATTTTCACAGATGTCAGCAGCGGGTAAACTTATGGGGCAGGATTTGAATCAAATGATAAACGCTGGATTCAACCCGTTACAGATTATCTCCGAAAAGACCGGAAAATCTATCGCAACTTTGAAAGATGAAATGTCCAAAGGTGCTGTTTCCGCTGAAATGGTTCAACAGGCATTCATTGATGCTACTTCCGCTGGTGGTAAGTTCTATAATATGTCTGAGAATGCCTCAAAGACTATCAATGGTCAGTTGTCTATGATGCAGGATGCTTTGGATTCCGTGTTTAACGAATTGGGAACAAAGTCGGAAAGTGTTATCATGGACGGTATTCAAATGACAACTTCGTTGATTCAGAATTATGAAACAGTAGGTAAGATCTTGGCTGGATTAGTGGTTACTTATGGTACATACCGGACCGCAGTGATGCTTGTTACTGCTGCCGAAAGTAAACATACTCTTGTGGAGATTGGACTTACCAATGCCCGTTTATTGGCACGAAAAGCGCAGTTAGCTTTAAACGCTGCAATGCTTACCAATCCTTATGTAGCTTTAGCTGTCGTTATCGGTGGGCTTGCTACTACAATGTGGGCAATGTCTGATAGTACAACTGCTGCCGCCCGTGCTCAAAAAGAATATAACGGCATTAAAGATGCAGCATTTAAAAAAGAACAGGAACACAAGCTGAAAATCGAAGAATTATTGACGGCTGCTCGTGATGAGAGTTTGGCTACTCTTACTCGGCAAAAATCATTAGAAGAACTTCGTAAAGAATATCCTAAAATTTTCGAACAATACGATATTGAAAAGCTAAAGTTGGAGGATATCTTAAAGTTGAAGCAAAAAATAAACGAAGAAGATTCAAGGCGTTCTGTTCAAGGCAGGAGAGATGATTATAATGCTCTAAAACAAACGATTACTAACCAACGGAGATATTTGCAGCTATTTGATAATCCTGATTTACGGAAGAATATGTCTGATTCCGATAAAGAAATATGGAAAATGTTTTCTGGTAATCAGTCATACGTACAGGTGCGTGAGCAAATGGAGAAAAACTCTGAACTTTTAAAAAAGTATCAGAAAGACATGTTCGATGATAATATTTCCGCTTACAAATCCAATCTTAAAAACTATTCTAAGGAGAAGCTTGAAACGGAATTGAAACTTGCTCAATCGTCTGCATCCAAACGCAATGGTTTTGTTGTAAACGGGATGATGGTTAAAGGGGGAGATTTAGAAAGTGTTATTTCTTCAATTAATGGAGCGTTGGCTAAAAAGAAATCCCCTACTACTTACAAGCAGGATTATGAGAAAGCGAAGAAAGACTGGGATGATGCTAAGAAGAAACTTTCTGAAATAGAAAAGAATAAATCCAAGTTTACTTCAAAGCTGTATGAAGAAGCTAAGAAACGAGTAGAAACAACTGAAAAAGCCTATAAAAATTTGGGCGGTATTACTGGTAGTTCTTTGACCAAGCAGGAAAAAGCTGCTGAAAAGCAAAAAAAAGAACAAAAAAAGACAGCCGAACAACTTCTTTCACTTCACCGTCAGAACCAACAGGATGAAATCAACCTGATGAGAGAAGGCACGGAAAAGAAGTTGAA